CCATCGCTGGCTGCCGACCGTTGCATTTTCGAGCGATACGATCAGCACCCGCCCGCCCTGCCGGGCATAGACCACGGCCACGGGGACAAGCTGCGGCGGCAGCTGCTCTGCAACAAGCGTCGCACCCTTGACGAAGCGGATAGTCCCCGTGGTCTTGTCGAAGACCGCGAGGTCGCCCACCCCGGCGGCCGGCTTGTCCACTACGACGTTCACGCCGTCGTAGATGAGCGCTCCGTCATTCTCGATGTATGACACCGCCGACTGCGTGTCCTTGCGGTTCTTGTCGGCCGTGTAACCCGCCTTGTCGGCGTATTTGTTGACTTGTGACATGTTGTATGTAGTTTAAGCGTTCTTCCAGTCCGACACCGCGCCGTTACCCACGGAGTGGTAGACCGCGTTGTTCTTCGTATCGACATAGAACTGCCCCGCGCGGTCGGGGGCTTTCGTCGGCGCACCCTCGCCCGTGACGACGAGGTTGTTGTCGCCCCAGACGCCCAGCTTCTTCACCTGCAATTCCGGGATCAGCACTTTGCCCGAGAGCACTCCCACGAGTAGCCCTTCGAGGTGCGTCACGCGCGCTTCGAGCGTGCAGTCCGAGTGCGCGATAACCGAAATTTCGCTGAACGAAGCATCCGACCACGGCGTGAGCTTGTGCCTGGACAAGAAGTCGGCATCGGTGATCTCCGGCCCCGTCGTGTAGTAGGTGTTGCCCAGCAGCGTGACGTCGACCTGTGTGAAGGGAGTGCCGCCCTCCACGTCGGGCATGTAGAGCGATTTGGTTCCGTCGAGCGACAGCAGGCGGCAGCCGATGATCTCGACGGCCATATTTTTCGCCGCAGCATCGGTGCTTGCGTGGATGGTGGCCGCGCCCGTCGAAGTGCCTACGTGCGTGTCGCTGACGCACTCGCAGCCGTCTAACCGAATGGTCTGGTTGTCGGCAAGGCCCGCGCCGACGGGTGAATGGCACGTACTGAAGAGTTTGCAGTTCCGAATCGTCGTGAAATATCGCTCAGATGCGGCAAAGACCGAATCGACATGTACGCAGTAGCAGGCTTGGTGACCGCCGGCGCTGGCGTCCGTATAACTTTCGTCGTTCAGGCAGTTGACGGTCATGTTGGCGACGGTGCATTCGCCGCCCGCCTCGATGATCTTGGCGCGGTTCACGGAGTTGTTCTCATACGAGACGATGACGCCGTCGCGGCTCTCGCCGATAAGCGATATGCGGTTCGCCCCCTTGTTGATGATCGCATACGGGTAACCCATCGCCACATTCTTCGGAGCCTCGTGATCGTAAAGGCCGTTGCGGATAAACACCGTGACCGCGTTGTTCACGACATCGAAGGCGTCCCTTGCGAAGTCGCACGCCTGCGCAACCGAGAAGAAATGCCCCGTCCCGCCCTCGTCCACGGTGAAGGAGTCCGTGTCGAAGTTTTTCAGCGTGGCGCGGCTCTCGGCGTCGCACCATGCGTCATAGTTGTTGAGCGTGACGATCAAATCCTCGATGGTGACCTTTTGGCCGATATTGGTGGCTGCGGGTATGCTGATACCCACATTCAGCCGTCCCACTACCGACGCCGCCTTGCCGCGGTAGTAGATTTCGTAGGTGCGGTCTGCCTTGAGGACGAACCAGCGGCCCCGCTGGTCGAGATTGTCCGAATAGGTAATGATCCGCAAAGAGCACTCTTTGTCCACGCGCAGCTTCATGCGCACGAAAATAAAGTCCGAAGCTGCGACCGGGATGCGGCTGGTCAGGGAGAAGTTCGACGTCACGCCTGACTGCGTAGGCGTAACGACCATGCTCCGATCCGTGATGTCCGAGCCCGTATTGTTATAATAGCTCTTCGTAAAGTCCTTGAGGATGTAGGCTACGTGGTCTTTGTAGCCTAATTCAGTATTCAATTCTTCCGAAGTCACATATCCGGAATCATTTTCCAGTTCGGACAGTTTCGTGGGAAGCTCCGTGCGGTCGGCCTTGCCCTGGATCATCTCCTGCAATGCCAGTGTCAACTTGTCCCAGGATACGGTGTTGTTGAGCAGGGAGGCGCGGATTTCGGAGCCTTCGACCGTAACCTGTATCTCGGAACCGATAGAGCCGACATATACTTTCACGAAGTCAGAAACCGGGATGGAGGATATGGAGCCGTCGGCATTTACGAACTCGATAGATTGGGTATCCTCGTTGTAATGCAGCCCCATCATCTCGATAGGCAGGTCGATGATGAACTTGGCACCGCCCTTTGTCGTGAAGGTCAGCTCGTAGGTTTTGTCGTTGAACTCCGGCAGTCCTACGCAGGTGTTGAGCAGCTCCCGGATGTCGGGATGCGCCGTGGGGGAGGTGTTGTGCCGCTCGATCTGGCCGCTGACGTCCGGGGTGGGAATTTCTGAGATCGCCTTGTCCGTATAGTTTTTGGCCTCGGTCAGTGTCTGCGCATCCCCGCCGGATATGTTGCTGTTGAGCTCCTCGGACGTGGCGTCAAACACATCGCTGACATTATTCCATAGTTCTGTTGTCTTGGTGTCCGTGTACGACTTTGCTTTAGCCAGTGCGCCCGCCGCAGCCTCCGTCAGCTCCTTTTTGGACACCTTGTCGGACAACTCCTTCCTTATCTCCGTGTCGTCGTAGTTGGAGAGCCCGGCCAGCTTCTCCTTCTCCTGGTCAGTGTAGTCGTTCGTAGAAAGCCCTTTCCCTTCTTCCTTGTCGACCTTTTGGGCAAGGAGTTTGTCAATATCCCCTACCTTATTTACAGCGTCATTTGCCGCTTTTGCCGCTTCGTTCGCGGCGTTTGCAGCGTTAATAGGGGCTTCGGCATATTCTTCCTCCGTAAGTTCGGAATTCGGGTTGTATTTCTTGAATGCCTCGTAAGCACTCTCGCCGGGCAATCCGATAACAAGGCTTGACGCCTCAAGGTTGACAGTTTCCGTTGTAAGGTTGCTTTCGTCTTCGCCACCTTCCAAAAGTGTCGTAGGAACCAATTCGAAGGCCTTGCAGTAGTCGACCGCCGTTTGCCCTCTCTTCTGCAAATTCTCCCACATGGTGAGACGGTACACCCCGATGGATTTTTGCATTGCTCCGCTGATGGTGAAAATCGCGGTGTTGCCTTCGGTGGTGAAATCGACGGGAATGTCCATATGCGAAGGCAAATGGACGAAGAGTCTCAGGTCGCGCCCTTCGAGTGCTACCTGCTGCCCATTGGTGAGTATCGGCCAATGTATCTCTATGTCCTTGCCTATCCGGATGCGTTTCATATTCCTTTCGAGCGTTTATTCTTTTTTGAGAGCGGACATGATACTGTCGTAGAAGACCGCCTTGCACATCTTTGCGGTATCAACGATAATCAATTCCTCCTCGTCGGAAACTTCGATGCCGCCTTCGCTGTGGAGGATGCGGAATGCCAGGTCATGCGCTACGATGCCGTTCATGCCCATGTATATGGCGTTGGCAAACTCTTTCCTTGCATCGACGACAATATGCCCGGCGCGGGAAATGTCGGTGAACAGTTTGAACTCTTTTAAATTCAATGTTTTCATATATCCTGTTTTTGTGTTAATATTGGCACCAGTTGGCCGTCCACATACTGTTCATATGATCCCACAATATGATCCACAGCTTACCCCAATCCAAGGTAATTTCAGTGTTGTTTTGAGAGTTGGAATTGGTGCATATCCTGTGCTGGGTATTCCCGCGCGTCAACTTGACATTGCCGCTGCCGACCTTTCGGATGAAATAAATCTGCCCTTGTTTTGGTGAAGACGGTAAAGTCAGCGTAATCTCTCTCGTAGCCGTACTGAACACCACGCTGTCCATGTCGGTCAGGGTTCTATTGGAAGAGGTTCGCACATTCCTCAGCCTGAAACCCGTTATGAACCCCTCTGGGATATATAAGGCATGGTTTCCGGACTGACGTGCAGCGGTAGTGGTTCCATCCGATAATGCTGCTCCGGTGACATTTATATACACTCCGTAATTGCCTGCCGTGCCGCCGGCTGCGCTGCGGCTTACTTCTGCTCTTATAGGCCCATAGAGGGCACCACCCGTTGATGCCGGCCAGGTGTCGACTCCAAGATAAAGATTAGTCTTACTGCCTGTAAACTTAATCAGATTGGAAGATAGAAGCATATCACCGAAGCTGTCTGTGGATTTTAATGCTCCTTCGTCAATTGTAAAGTTGCCTATCGTTCCGCTCGATGCGTTGATAGTCCCTGTAATATCGGCTTTGGTGGCCACGAATGACCCGTCCTTAGCAACCCTGAACGGCGCATTCGACGGTGTACTGTTCCCGACGAACAGTGGAATATCGCCACCCACGAGCCCTGCGATGATAGTATTCACGGAAATGTCTGTCTTGGAGTTGTGCACCACGAACTCCATACCTTGCAGGAAGTTGATGACGGCATTCTCTGCGAACAACAGGGGCGTATATATCGGCACCATGTCGTTGAGTTGTTGCCAATATGCCGACGCGGATCCCGCCGCCGGTTTGTTGGAAGCAGACGAAGTGTGCGTCTGGCTGCACTGGAATTTCAGCTGTTTGTTGTTCGCATAGATCGTAACTATGTCTATGTATCTGGGGCCATTGGAGACAAGGTCGAGGTCATTGCGGTATTCCACTCCCGATGCCCATTCCGTGAGGCGGATTATGCAACCCTGCAAGCCATCCTTGCCGGGAGCGCCGTCTTCGCCGGGGGCGCCGTCATCACCTTTAGGGCCCTGCTCTCCCGATATGCGTACCGGAGTTGCCCAGCCTACCGTCGGGTGCAACAGACTATTGTTGGCGTCTATTTCTGCCTGGGTCATCCACAGATATTCACCCGAAGAGAGCGACGGCGGGGTGTCGCTCCAACCTGCGGGGGTGCGATCCGTTTTGACCAGCGCCGGCGCCGTGGTGGTGCTGTTATTCTTGGCGTATTTGAAGTCAGTATGCGGCCCCAGCTCCCCATCCTCGCCCGTTACGCGGATAGGCGTCGACCACGCCCCGGCCTTTCCGGTCGATGCGTCTATCGTAGCCTTGGACATCCACCATATACCGACACCAGTGGGCGCGTCATTCCATCCGGACGGAATGGGGTCGGAGGATGTCGGCTTTGCTGGCTCCGTATCGCTATTTTTAAATACATAGGATGTCCAGTTTCCCGGTTCGCCCGATACGCGCTGAGGGGCAGACCATGATTTGACCTCCCCGTCGACAACGGTGCCGGTACACATCCATGTAGGACGTTGATCCGACATCGGGAGCGTCTCCGTAGTCCAACCTTCGGGCGGTATTTTAAGCTCCGTAGGTTTCGCCGGTTCGCTCTCCGATTTTTTGAATATGCTGACCGTTTCGAGCATCCCGTATCCGCCTAAGTATACCCACTCCTCGGCATCCTTGCCGGGCTCGGTCTTGGTGCCGTCGACCAGACAGCGCCAGTGCCCGTTGTTCCAATATACGTCGTCGTTGCGGTTGTATGTTTCCGTGGCGCTCCACACTCCGCGGTCTATGATCGTGGGCACCTCTTCGCCGCCGGGCGTGAATTGCTGGATGACGCCCGACATATAGATGTTGTTCAGGTATGCCGAATACCCCCTCATCTTTATTCCGAATATGGACAGGTTTGACAGGTCGCCATATTGCGCGGCGATATTGGACGCAGTGAACTCCCAATCGGAAACTCCCGTTAAATAACGCTGGTATGTCCGAGTTTCGTAGCGGGAGGTCTGCCGATCCTCATTCGAGAAGGAGCCATAGCCCACGAAGGTCATCGACGCCGCCGGATGATATTGGGTGGGGTAAGCTCCCGATACCGGGCGTAGTTGGTACTTGAATGTCTTGTAAGTTGCAGTATCCAGCTCTTCGGTGATGCGGAAATAGCAGGTAGCGAACCCGGCAAAGCGCCTGTTGCCACGGCCATCGTCATAATCCGCGGTTGCATTCTCCGAAGTGTTCAAATTGTGGAAGATGCCCATACATATATCCCCGACCCGAGGACTTCCGATCTCGCCTTCTTCGAGCTTGAGGGTGATGGTTTGGGCTTCGGTGTCGACGCTTTCGATGATCCCGGCACTTGGAGCATACCACGTATCGCCCATGGATATTTCGACACGGTTGTAGCGGAGTTCCGGTACCTCCAGGAATCCCCGAAGTTTCAGGCTCTGCATCTCTGCGTTCCCTTTCTTGTCGATTATGCCGCCAAAGCCAGTCATGCCGGATGCGAACCCCCCGAACTGGGCACCGTCGTCAAAGGTCATTTTACCTTTGAATGTGTCCGGGAACTGTTTGTTGGCGAATTCCCATAGTGCACGCTTGGCGGAATAGGCATTGTAGTCTGCGGCGGCAGTGGAATCGTAGCGGGTGATAAGGTAGATTGAGGCTCCCGATTCGGTAACGCCTATGCGCTGTGCGTACAGGTTTGCCTTCACCTCCGATTCTATGTTGCCGATACGAGAATATGCCGTATTGTCGCCTACCGTATATGTGGCGATATATTCGTTATATAGTTTTTTTTCGTATCCCTGGATGCGTGATAATCGGCCGCTTTCTCCGAAGCGTGGATCCACAAGGCGAACCGCTTGCCCGGCATCGTAATTCTTCTTGTTTTCTTGGCAGTATACGGGATTAGTTTCGCAGTCGTATACGTCCGTGTCGCTGCTGTGTTTCGCGGCATATGATTCCCCGGCCTTCAAGAGCTCCTTTTCAGCCTCCTCGATCCTTTCTTTAGGTAGTTTTACGCCTGTTATGACAAACGTATCTCCAGGCTCGGGATGCAGGCTTTCGTTGGGGATGATAAGTTGGCTTTCACCGGATGATTCTACTTGCGCGATGATCTCGAACTTCTTATCAAATCCATCCTCCGGTTTCCACGTCTCTGGTTTGTAGTTTATACTTAGCTCAAAATCCCGCCCCATAAGACTGCCGCTCGTGAAGGTAGCACCTAGGGTTTCGCCTTTAATCATGTCCGAAGGCCGGAACGGCGTGTCTTTGCAGTACATGACATACGCCTTATCCGTTTGCCCTTCGATGTTCTTCCGGTCTACGGTCTCAATGCTGGTGACAGTCTCCGTATTCTTGGGGTATATGTCATCGAAGAACACGACCTGCTCCACAATGTCGCTTCCCGAAAGACCAGGTATTGCGTCGATATACCGCTGTCCGTCCGGCAGGCGAAGCCGAATTTCAGATACATGATTCGTTTCACCTCCTTGCGGAGCTTGCCCATAGTCGCTTGTAAGATTGCGAGTAGAGCCAAAGACGTAGAACCGGGTGCCGTAGCTCGAATCATCCCCTTTCTTTGCGGGAATGTTTTTCACTACATTCCCCTGTCTGAACTCTTCGGGGGATCCGAAGTCCAGTTTGCCAAAGCATAACGATACGAGGTCGCCGTTTTCCTCTGTCCACCATTCCGTCTCAAAGGTTTCGGCAATCGTATTGAGGATGTCCCAGCACTTATCGCCATTGAACGATACAAGCTTCGTAGCTTTAGGATTGTCAACGGTGATCGTGCCTACCTGCCAGTTTTCGCCTCCGAGCTGCTTGTTCATGTTGGCGACGATCAACGCCGCGAAAGATTCGAGGTCTGTGGTGTTGTGAAATACGGCTTCGGGATTGTCCCCACCCAGCCAGAAGCATACGAAACGCTTCATGTGGTTTTGCTGAGCCTCGAATTTGAGAGTGTATTTATAGCCGCCGGTCTTGTTGTCGAACTCCGGGCGCACCGTGGACATAATCTCGAACTTGCGGCCTTTATATGTGATGTAGGAACCACGAGCAAATGTCGTTGGTTCAAGGAGATTAAAGGGCAGCTCGATATAGTAGTCTCCCATGAGGACATATTTGATGATAGCCTCTTTGGTGACTGGCGCGTCCAATATTTCTGTTCCTGTCGGAGAGTAAATAATCATTTGCATCAAGGGCTCGGCGATTCCTCAAGCCTCTGTGCAAATGTGTGACTGTGCATTTTAATAACAATGGGGAGCTGTAAAAATATCAATAAAAAAGCAGGGATTTCTCCCTGCCCGAACATATATTCTGGGACTTAAAATTAATCGTAAAATAAAATTGAGCCCTAAAATAACTATTTAGGGCTCTATACAGATGTTTCAATTTACACATTATACGGATAGACCCGTACGTCTATAACAAAATGATCCATTATTTTAGGCGTCTACACCCATGTCCATCACAATTTATTTAAAGAATGTATCTTTCTCGTAGTCAGAATACAAATCAGACCGTCGAACCGCTTCGAGCGCCATATTAATATCATCTTCTACTAAATCACCGATATATTGCGCTCTGCCGTCCGAAAATTGATTTATAAGTTCAGATTTCGAAATATGGAGTAGGGATTGGCAGCCGAGAAACGAATCGTATTTGAGTATATCAGGATAGTTGCTCTTCTTGAGTTGCATTTGCATACTCAATGCTTTCTCGTCTTTCCAAATTTTAGGATTTATGTCGGAATTTATAAAAAAGAAGCCGTATAATTGCGTGTCATCCTCTCCCATTACAACAAACATCTTTCCATGATCAACGTAGTCGAATTCATCAGAATGGAGTATAGTACCTCTTTTTATAACAGCACGGGCCAATGGGGAAATATCCATATTACAAACAAGCCTTTTGGAAGTCCATTAATGAAGTAACATGGTTGATAAATTCTTCATCAGCCCCATCTTCTCGCATAATATCAGCAACGGCAATCGGACGATCTTTTGCAGTGGCATGCCATGCGTAATCATGCGATTTTTCACGCAATTCTTCCCATGCCATTGAGCCATATTTGGCTATTGAATCATCAAGTTCGGCAATGTCTGTCTTTGAAAGATAATATAAATTAGCTTCTTTTTTTGGTAAAATAAAATACCAATCGTGGACACTGAATAATTCAGAAAACTTCGCTATATCTGCATACTTGGCAAAATAGCTATCTCCGCGTACAGCTTTGAATATATCATCAATCTTTGACGGAACCGGCCCGTCTTTCATCGCAATATAGGTGTCACCAGTAATCGGACGGCCATACTTTATCAAGTGCTCCCGATCTGCAAAGTAGAGCACTTTAAAAATTTTATGGAAATCTTTACGCTCCACCCTGTTCGCAATATACAGGACAGCCTGTAAAGATTTTTCAGAATTAAAAACCGGTGTCGCCATAGCCGAACCTCCTTATATTATACAAATATATAAAAATATGTGCCACATTGCAAAATTACGCAATATTTTTTACAATAGCCCAATTTATATACGAAAACGCACTTCGTGCTGTTTATATTGCATGTGGCACCACATAAAAACGCCCCGCATTTCTGCGAGGCGCCCCCAACGTGGTGTGGAAATAGTGGTATACGGGGGTTACTTTCACGCTTTTATTTGTGGGTCTAAATTTTTGGACTTATATTTGCAGTAGATAAAAACGAATAACGATGCCTACAATTTTAAACCTTTTTGGATTGCGATTTTATTTCTACTCTGACGAACATTTGCCAATACATGTTCATATCGAGTACGGCGACAACGACGCAAAGGTAGAAATCGCTACACGAGAAATAAAGTACAACCGGGGGATAAAAGCGAACGATATGCGCCGCGCGCTCGAAGTGATCGAGTTGTACGAGGCGGAGATCATCGCCAAGTGGCACGAGTATTTCGGAGAAGAGGAATAAACTGCAAAGTACAAAACATTATGATTATGGCGAAGATTACAAAAGTTTGGTTCGAGGGTGGCCGAATATACATAGCCACTAATGACGGCAAAACATACAGCCGCCCGCTGGAGTATTTCCCCATACTCAAAGAAGCTACCGACGACCAGCGCGAGGCGTGGAAAATAAACAAGTTTGGGGATGCTATCCGCTGGGAGGAGATCGACGAAGATATACACCTGTCGAGTTTCTACGCCACGGATGAACCGGACACAAATAATGTGATAGGGGATGTATTCCGTCGATTCCCGCAGTTGAATGTGTCGGAGATTGCCCGCACGATAGGTATTCACAAAAGTTTGTTGTCGAAATATATTTACGGCACCAAAAAACCATCTGAGAAACGCATGGAGGAAATATTAGATGCCTTGCGGCAGATAGGCCGTGATTTGGCACAAATACGCGCATAACGTGCGACAAAGGAGAGGCAACATTAAAACATGAGGCGAGGGGTGGCGAAAATCACTCCTCGCTTTTTTGGATATTCCAATTTGAAATTGTAAATTTGATTTACTAACTCACTAAATTTTATTAATATGAAGAAAATTTTACTTTTATTATCTGCATGTGTAGTATTGAGCAGTTGCGCCATCCAAAAGTATTCGCAAAAAACCTATTTGGCTGATTATAGAGAGTATACTGCTGATGGATTTACTATCACCCCAAGTTCTTCTGGGTTTACTTATGAATCCGTTGGTGATCTTAGTATTAAATTTACAATAGGCGTAAAAGATGGATATATTAATAAGGAGGCTAAATGGAAAGAAGAAAATGTATTTAAACCGAGCTATGATTATATGGTGGCTGAAATAGTTAAAGAGGCAAAATCTCTTGGTGCAAATGCTCTTCTAAATTTCAATATAACGCCTATTATTAGAGGAACCAAATATGGTGAAGTAGTAGATGGGTATATTGCTTCTGGATTTGCAGTAAAACTGAAATAAGCTATGAGAAAATTTTTAATTTCAATTATTTTAATAATTCCATTTGTCTTTACCAGTTGTTCTGACGATAAAGAAAATGGTGATTCACCATCACCAGCAGAAAAAGAAATATTACAGGTTCTCAATGGTAAATTTATTGGGTCTCTGTATAGTTTTACGACTAATACTACCGAAACGGAGGAAATAACATTTACCCCCTACTCATCAGCCCAAGAAAAAGTTTCTGTAATTGACGGTCGAGTTGTTGTTTATGGGACGGCTTATCTTGTTACATATTTCAATGACCACTTATTAGAAATAGCAGAAAATTGCTATTATTCTGTTAATGTGGATTATGATGGCGCTATTATTTCGTTTTACTCCTATTCAGAAAGTGGTGAGATTAATGGGAGAGAAGATAAACGTATAATATCCATAGAATCAGATAATTCATTTAAAATGAGAAAATATGGGCTGGCTGAAAATAACGATAAGACTTTTTATAAGAAATGAATACATCTGAATTCGCTCTAATTAGAATAAGCCGGGATTATTCCCGGCTTTGTTTTACAGTACAATCACAGTTCCGTCTTTCTTTATTGAATACTCGCCGCCGATTCTTACGATATTGAGCACGGCGTAGTCTTTGGCGGTGATCTTGGCCCGTGCGCCGTGCATCAGGATTATCGTATGGATGAATTTAGTCCCTGCCGCTTCTATAGTAGCATCTGTATCTCCGACGATACATACGTACTCTTTACCTTTGAGCGCGATATTTCCCGCATCTACATATACTCCCAGCCTTTCTAAACTGTCTCGGTTCTTTCTGAACACTTCGACCGAGGGGAAGTTGTGGTCTTGGCAGAACTCGATCCCTTGTGGGGTAAACATCAGTTTGATTAGCTCGGGGAAGTCTTGGACGCGGTTTATCTTTTTACAAGCGCCCGTTTGTAGTGCCATCGCCCGTATGGCATCTACACTCTTATTGTGTTGGGTTGTCATATATTTTCTGTTTCTGCGACCCTGTTTGCTGGGTTGGGTTCATTGAATTTTACTGTCAGTTGTGAGGTGGTAAGGTCTGCGGACATCATGTAGCTGCCTGAATTGCCCATGTAGGTCAAATGGTAAATATCCGCAGATATTAAAGGTACGCTAATGTCTATTTTGCCTCTTTTTAGTAGTTCTATAAAACTGTTGTAATTCGCCGTATGCTCTGCAAGCGTGTCGCCGAAGATCACGAATGTAAGCGTCAGATCGCGGGCGGCAACTTTCGGTTTTTCGGGGTAAATTACCTGCTTGCCGTCCTTTTTGGGGTCGTCATTCTCTACAAAATCTTTGAGGCTTGCCGGTGCTCTCAGACTTGCAATGAAACCCGATCCCATTGTGATACCCATTGCATAGGCATCGTAGCCGTTTATGAGTAAATCCCTTTTCATTTTCTTTCGTTTAATGCTTTATCTAAAAATAATTCGGCTGTATCTATCACATCATAACCTTTAGAGCTGACAAAGCCGGCGTAATACATGCCATCTGCGAAAATAATGCTTGTTCCGGCTTTATTTTCTTCGTTGAGTACTTTATTGGTTTCAATGGCCGCCGTCGGATCTGGATGATTTTGGTCGCCAATAAATCGCCGTTTTTCTTTGCCTTCATAAGTAACTACGTAACCAAGGGCGCTGCGTAAGTTCCATGTGTGGTTTAGGTAGTCGCGTTTGCCAGATAGTAGCCGAGCTTCTTTCTGTCTTATTAATGCCTCCCGTGCTTTCTCATCCATGAAATCTACAACTTCATCCTCAATGCCGTTGATGAACTTGTCAAGGTCTGCTATGTCTTTACCAATTTTCATGTTATAGTTCACTGGTGTTGCGCTTGATTGCGGCAATATCCTCTTGAATACCTTGTAATGCAACTCTCATGGCTGCTGTATTGCCGTTTATTTCCACAATTTCCATGTAGGTCATCACAGCATATCGGAGCAGTTCATTATTTACCTGTACGCTTGCGTACATGGCTGTTTCAATATTGGCCATAGATGTTAAAAGACCGATTATTGATTGCGTCTGCGCCATTACATAGCCGCGGATGTCGGTAACCTTGCCTTGAATGTCCGTGAATCGGCCGTTTAACTCATCGCCCGTATCTTGCGACATTGTTTGAAAGCCTCTTTCCGTGGCTTCCTGACGAGCTGCGCCAGCATTCCCAAGTAATTCCTTTGTTTCAGCGGGAAGGCTGTCCCAAATAGCTTGAAATTCCTCACCAACTTTGTTGAGATCGTCAGCAAAGTTTCCCATGGAATCAATCACACCGTCAATCCCGACAAAAACTCCATCCTTGAACCATTTGGATTTATACTGGTCAAAAATATCTCCGATACGTTCTTCAACAAATTTGCTGACTAACATTTGTTTCATGATGTCAGCAACAATTTCGTCTACCTTTTCACCCCAGGCCTTAGCGGCGTCCTCACCTTCTAAAAACGCTTCTATGAAGGCATCGCCAAGCTCTTTTGCAATATCTTCTGCCGTGCCGCCGATAATAGTTTCTACAACCTCATTTATTACTTCAGCAGCTTCTTCTCCAAGTTCTTGAATTTGACGTTCCCATTCTTTTATCTTTGATTTGTCCGTTTTTTTCTTGTCGTTCTCTGCATTAATCTGCTTTTGAAGCAACAACTGCTGTTCTGCAAGATTGTTAAGTTTATCTCGGGTATCACTAAACTTATTTCCCCCCAGAAGATTGCTGTCTGTATATTTAAGGTTTGAATAGGCATCTGCTATACTTTTGATTGCCTTTTCTTCTATTTTAGCCGCATTGATTCGCTTAACGATGGCTTCCCCGAAGGGGCTTAGTTTTCCGTATGCGCTCAATATCGCTTTCGTCGCATCATTATAAGCGTCTTTTACCTTCTGAATAGCATTAAAAGAATTTTCTTGGAGCCGAATTGCATTGGCATTATCCAATTCCCATTGCAGTTGCTCAATTCTACCTTGCAGTCGGTCTATTTCCGCTTGTTTTTCATCATCATTATTAAATAGGCTGGCTATTTTAGTTGCTATTGTCAATACCGCTTGAATAATAGCAAGAATAACGGATGCTCGCTCAACAGCTTTGATCGCACTGGCGGCGGTTGTTGATGTCGTTGTAATAGCTGCCGCCGACGATTCAGTAAGAGTGACAATGCTGCTAATCATACTGGCTGCATTAGTTGCAATTTCGCCCGCCGCACTAATGACTTCGCCAGTAGTGCCCCCAACGGCATCACCAATACCCTCGAATCCATCTGCAATATCACCGAGTGTCCTCTCTAATCGCTGCCATTTCTTGATCGCATTATCTTTGGGGGCTAATTTTGTACTCGAAGCAGCTTTATCTACTGCATTAATTTTTGCTTGCGTCTGATTGATCTCACCGCGCAATTTCTGTCCTTGGGCACTATCTGATGAATCGAGGGCATTATATTCGGATTCCAGTGCTTGTAGCGATGCCTCCAGCTCTGCTTTCAGGGCGGATAATTCATCCATGGTCTTGCCTGTCAATTCTCGCACCCATTGCCCGGCTTGTACTTCAATTTCTGCTACTGCTGCATCTCGCTCGGCTTCAAGTGCCTTCCGCTCTCCAATGCTGCCAGCATTTTCGATCTTACGGTCGTAAATGTCTTTTGTAGCTTGTAGTTTTTCCCGGAAGGTTCCATACGCTTTCAAATACTCGTCCCAAGATTGTATATTCTTATTGATTGTAGATGCCAACCCTTCGGGGCTTATCGAAATAGAAGAAACGCTTGCCCGTTCTTCAGTACGCTGGGCATTATTGGCATCGTTCAAGGCTTTTATTTGGGCTTGCTGCCCCTTGGTCAATTCCCCACCTTGCAACTCCCTGATGCGCTCCTCTGCCTCCTGTATGGCACGGGCGCGTTTCTGGTAGTCAAGGTCTATTTGCGCGAGTTTCTTGGCCGTGCCCTCCTTCATAGAATCTACTTCGGCCTGCAATGCATCATCCCGGAGCTTTTGCAATTGCTTGGTGAGCTCCTTTAGATTGCGCTCTTGATCGGATGCGGCTTTTTTTGCTGCGTTTTCGGCCTCTTGGCGGGCTTTTTCCGCCTTTGCATTAAGTTCATCCGGCGTTAAGGCGGTGTACAGCTTTTCTGCTGCGGGGGACAATTTTTCGATGCCGGCATTTATCGCCGCAATAAATGCATCGACATCACCTTCATAATCTTCATTAATGCGCTTCCATATAGTATTCCCTTCCTCACCAAGCTTCGATAGTGCGCTAATAAATTCTTTCCGGAATTGGGTTATGTTTGTTTTAGCCTCTGCAAAAGTTTTAGCACCCCAAATAGCGCTTTGGCCACCCTGACCCAAATCCATGTATGTCTGTATTGCCTTATCATATTCTTTTCTGTACTCTTTCAGTGCATTAGAATAATTGGTATAGGCATTCCCTGTTTTTTTGATGCGTGCTATACTCTTTTTGTCCTCTGTAATAAGTTCTTGGGCAGCCTTCGCCTCTGCGACCTCGATAATTGCATCGCGCAGGTTTTCATAAGCACCGACAGCATTTCCGACCATAACCTGTTCCGCAGCCATATTGCCGAAGTAAGCGGGGTATATGTCTTGCAGTTTTTTGACCGCTTCGGCTCTTTCTTCATAGGGCTTGGAAAGGTCTGTCGCAGCCCTATACAGCAGGTTCAATTTGGTTAATTCGGATTGAGCCGACACCGAACCTTGAGCCATAGCGGAATTAAAGCGTTCGAGTGCAGCGGCAGAGGCGTCTATCGTCGTTTTACCTTTGAACAGCGACGCTACCCAGTTGGTTATCTCCTTGCCGTAAAGGGTAAGCACGGTTACGCCGGCCACAAGCAGGGTTTGCCAGGAGAAGATCGACGATGCAATCTGTTTCCATACGGGCGTGAAGGTTTGCCCGGCTTTCTTCAATTCATCAACCGATTTCTTCGCCCGTGCTATTTCATCGGCCAGCATCGGCAGGTTGTTGGATATGGCGGAAAAGAATATTTGCGGGCCATATGCCAGCGACGGCAACTCGCGGGCAACTTGCTGAATTTGGAATCCCAGCATATTGAATCCCGAGGCATAATTGCCGACATTGCGAGTATGGACGCCCATCGACGCATCCAGTTCTTTGATCTTCGTGTCGAGCGATTCGATGTTTTTAAGCATCGTTTGCCCTTGCGCCCCCTCACGTTCCGCGTCGCTCATATTTTTATACACCGCACGCATACGGGTAAGCGCCTGGGACATTTCGTTGATCGAGCCGACGGCGGCCTTCTCCAATTTGATTTGGTTGGCGAGCTCCCGCTTCAATTGGGATATTTCCTGCTTGTATTCCTCGATAGATACGGCAGCGTCCAATACTTGCGCCCTTTTCTTTGCAGACAATTGCCCGTTCTGCTGCTCTTCCTTATTGAGCGCGGCGACATCCGCTTTTAATCGTGCGATCTCATTCGAATATAGCCTAATTTGGGCCATTGCTTTTGTTTTTTCGTCGTTAGCGGCTTTTAGCTCACTAAGCAGGTCATGATGTGCCGCAGTTTCGGCCCGGGTAGCCGCTGTTCCTGCCGTAGAGTTGCCGCCAGCAGTTCCGGTCGTGGCCGATGCGGCAGCCTTGGACGCCGCATCCATTGCCTGCTGCTCCATCTGGGCGATTTTGCGCATTGTCTGCTCGACACGCGCCTCCATCTCGCCAATTTTGCGGTTTATGACGTCGAATTCCTTTGTGCTGTCTGGGATTTCGGCCAGAACATGCCGCAACCGCTCAAGCATGGTAATAAAACTCTTGAGTTTATCGGTTTCCGCGTTTATTTTGAATGATAATGCGCTCATTGCTGCTCTTTATTGCCTCTTTTCTTATTGCTTCTTCTTCGGGCCATATCGGCGCCCGATCCCTGCACTATTTTTTCCTCGTCCCCTACGAGTGTGCGCACCTTGTCGGTCATCATGAGGAGCATGGTAGGGTAGTTTATGCCCTGGAAGGCTTCGTTGTAGGAGATGTTCAATTGATCCATCATCGTTGCGATAATGCCCGTTATCGTATTATTCCCGACGGTTTCAGACACTGTTTTCCGGCGTGTTTTGTCGATCTTCACCGAATCGAACAAGTCTTTGCCCGATACGATGTCGGCTATTTTCATGGTCGCGGCGGAAATCTCTTCACAGGTGGCATACCGCTTGGCGTACCACAGGAATAGTTTCTGGCACCATGAGTGCCGGAAAAGCAGCCTGGATATTGTTTCCATGGAATATTTTTGCCTTCCGGAGATCGAAACGTCTATTTTCCCTCCGGCGAATGCCCTTGCCAAATCCTTCACGAACGGTTGGTATACCCGGAATTTCAGCACCCCGAGCTTTACCGACGCATGATGCGTATTCAGCAATGACCTGGCGACAATATCCGCCGATTTACTCATGGTCTTTGGATATTGTTGCGGACAATCCCTCCATTACGGCTGCAACCGAGGCAATATCCTCAAGGGGTATCATCAGCAGTATTTTCTGATAACAGTCGAACAACTCGTTGAATGTGCCCCGCTTCATGAATCTGCGGCGTAAAAACCACACCCTGACACCCGCGAATATGTTGCGGCTGCCGACAACCGCCAAGGCTATACTATGCGCCATCGCCGATATACATGCCTTACTCTCGTCCGGATCTTTGTTGACATCCCGCGCCGTCATGATGCGCGTTGCCGTCATGGGGGACATCTTGTATACAGTGTATCCCTTCGATGCTATGCGGATACTGATAAACTCCAATTTCATAAGATTGATTTTAAGAAATAGGGGTGAGGGGCACACGCCTCCCACCCCTGGACTGCTGATGGCTTGGAGGTTTTTATTCGACGTCCACCTCCGAAGAATCGAACCAATATTCCGACGAGACCGCCGTGTTGTCTGGTTCCAGGGCAGCAGCTGCTACACCGATACCTACGGCTCCCTCATTATTGGTGTTACGGGCGATAACCGAGGCCTTCGGAAAGACGCAATACTGGTTGTCTTCCGTCAGGGCGATCATGCATTTTTCAATGCGCGTGACGCCTCGCGCACGTTTCCATGACGTCTCCGACCCCGTGCCGCCCATGAAAGCCGCCTTGGTTTCATAGTCGTATTGCCCGATGGTAAACGACATCTGAATGTTACCCATTTCGGTGTCTTGGCGATATACGCCATTGGTGAGTTGATTCCTGTACTCCGTCGTAGACGGCTCCTCCTCTTCGATGCTCCATGTGTCTTGGTGGATGTTCTCCACCTGTTTCGTGCTGACATCTTTAATGATGGTTGCCAGAAGGGTACCCGTAAGATCTCCTGTGACCTTCGCGGGGTCTGCATAATACAGCTTCTTGATTCCTACTGCTATTACTTTTGCCATTGTTTTAGTTGTTTTTAATGTTTAATACTCTGAATAGTACTCTGATGTAGATATAGTGGCATCCGAGGTTTACATCTTCTTCGCGGCCGATATTCTCATACCTGTACCTGTATGCGGATCCGTCGTAAGTACCGTATGTCCATTCTTTGAACCTCGCCTTGGCTGCCCGTTCGAGTTCGTCCAGCCGTTTTAGGTTCGCTTCTCCCTTGATGTCGGGGACGCACAGGTTTACAGCAACAAAGCAATTTTCCCAATACGTGTCCGACGTCTGCTCGGGTGGTGTGATGACGACGATACGCTCTCTATTGACTTTCCCCTCGGGGATAGCCCATGAAGTGTGCATGTCCTTTATCCCAACCCCCTTACACGCCGAGAACAGTATGTTGCGCGCGTCTCCCGTTGTAATCATATCCAAAGGTCTGAAGCGTTGAAATAGTTGTTTACCTTGGCTATTGCCACAGAGCCTTCGCCCCGTACTGTGCCGGTCGCCTTGTCAATGCATTTCACGTAACCTCCTTTGGGTACTCCTCTCCCTTCGTAGACGATGTGGTATTTCGATTGGCGCACCTCCCCGTTCTCTGATACAAGGCGGACGGTTGTGTCGTCGTCGCAACGACAATCACCTATTTCCTGCCATGCATCATTTTCGGACATAGCTATCGGACGTCCCAGTTCGTCGTATTGTTTGGGAGGATCGATCCTCAAATAGAGTATGTGGGGCGCGAAATACATATTACCACAAGTTCGAAGCATCCTTTATCGAGGACAGGCCAATAGAGCTGCTCAATTCTTCGCCGGGCGTGATGCCATATTGCCGAAGCATCAGTTGTGCCCGTTGCTTCATGGCGCTTTCAGACCAGGACACCGAATGCCCGTTTTCGCTTACCGACAGAGGGTGCATTATCAGGCTGTCGATGAATTCGGATACGCGCTTGGCGATTAGTTGTTGCTGATGGTCGCTACCCGCCAGGGAGTTGGGATCGTAACCCCATTCCCTGGCGAAGCGGCGAACGCCATAGTCGGAGATGGTTCCGACCATGCTGAACTCCTGATGTATGCATTCTGCGACCGTCATGCACTCCTACGATTCTACACTCAGCGAGTAAATACCGTTGATTTCGGTAATGACGGGCAAAGAGATGGATTGCGCCTTCGTGAACTCCACGCCGTTCGAGTTATCCGTCTCGCCTTTGCCCCACTGCGAGATGCGGATGCGTCCGTAGTTGGAGTAGGCAACTCCCGGCTCGGGGCGAAGCTCGTTGTCTGCGTAGGCGTTTTTGATAACGCCGAGACGACCCTCCGGCACGAATACGAGGCTCTTGTCATTCCACGGTTTGTATTCGCGGATCTTGCCATTGTCCTGAATGCGCGTCATCCGTCGGATCACCTCGAATACGGGCAATCCGTTCGACCGCATGAACTCGTTTAGGTTGGCCAGCAGAAGTGGTGACGATGATTTGTCCGTGCCGAAGATGACCTGCTTCATCTTCTTGCTGCGCAGGATGTACGAAAGCCGCTTTTGATCCAGAAGGATGCGGTCGAAGGTCACCTTCTCCTGAGCCGCATCGACAATGCCTTGGATATCCTCGAATACATCGACCGTGTCGATGTTGCCCTCCGTCCACTGTGTATCTGCTGTGGCGATGTTTTCTTGCGGCATGCCATAGTCGATATTGCCTCGCACACCTCCTTCGGGGTTGTTTTCCTGAGTGAATGAAAATACCCCTTTGTTCGAGAGGGCACCTAGGAAGATGATGTCTATTTTGGCCTGTACGGATTCCACGACCCGTTCAACGCCGCCCCACATGAGGTTTACGAGCTGCTGTTTCTTTGCCTGATCTGAGATCATGCGTGAATCCAGCAGCTGAAGTACCTTCCGATAGTCTTCAATGGGCATCGGTAGGGTCATTTGGTGAATGAGGACTTTCTTGGCTATTGTAGCCAGGCCTTCAGTTCCCATAATGGATTCCTTGCCTTTCGAATCCAAGGTGGCAGCTGCTACGCCCAGATTATACGATCCGATGATCTCTTCGAAATTGAACCCTACCGTGGGAGTATCCCACTCCAAAAAACGCTCGTAGACATTTTGGTCGAACAAGCGCTTGCGCAGTTCAGATGCTGCGTCGATGCGAGCTTGCACCTGCTTGGTCAGCTCGCTGAAAATAGAAGAATAATATACTTCGCTCATTGTTTACCTGTCTTTTACTGTCTGATGTACTTGATTTCAGGGTTGTTTTTCATACTGTAGCCTTGCAGCCAAGTCTCGGGGATGGGGTATGCTACATCCTTGAGGATTCGCGCCCCATAAGCTGCCGAGACAGTCGGAAATCCATTGGCCTTGGTGTATTCCTTTGTCGTTTCGATGACGGCGTCCGGAATTTCATCCCCTCCGAGCAGATCAGCGCCTGCTACTGCTTCTGTCATTGCTGCGCTTAATGTGATTTCGTCGTATGATTCGTTGGCGGTGCTAATGCTCTTGATGGTGCCGGAGGAATCGCCTACTTTGACGGCATCGTTGATCTGGAACATAGAGCCCTTGATGACACGCGGTTTGGTTGTGGTACCGCCCTCTACGATTCGTGCCGATTTGCAGATGGTGCACTCCATGTTCTCGAAATCGAGTTTGATAGGCGTTCCCTCTTTGAGTATCGTGCCTTCCGGATAGGTGCCCTTCACGGCGAAATCACCCGGCAGCACTTCGCGCTCTCCGCGCCAGAATACCGGGAACCCGCCCTTAACTTGTGTCTTTTCGAATTTAATAGCCATGTTTGTTGTTGTTTTTATTTTGCATCCGGCAGATTTTCAGCCCACATTTTGGCCTCCTCTTTGCTTTGAGCCTCAGATGTGGAGAAGGGGAATGCCGTTTCCTGCCCCTCAAGCCCTGCGGCAACGAATCGCGTCTGGAGTGCTGCGAACTTCTCTTTGAGCTTCGCTTCGTCCGGATTTTCCTCGCTCATTGCAGATGCGAGGTTTAGGATATCATCCAATGCCGATTCGTTGATATTTGCCGCCTTGGCCGCTGTGCGCAGCAATGAATCCCGTTCGGCCTTTACACGCGCTGCTTCCAAGGCATCGTACTTTGCTTTTACAGCATTTTCACGCTCTTCCTGCTGGCGTTTGTAGGCTTTGAACCATTCGGGCTCTTCGCTACTGGGAGTAGTATTCGCCTGCCGCTCCCCTGTGGCAGGTTGCTCGATAGGCTTCCCGTCTTTGAGGTTATGCCGCTTCTCGTAGTTCTTGACTGCGGTCTGCTGCGCATCCCCTGCACGGTAGTCGCCGTAGCTGGTTAACACGTCCTGAAAGCCAATCCCCTCTGCTATGGTAGGTAATTGCGCTTCGTCCGTTACATTCTCTGACTTCTTCGTTGCGATTCGGTCGAGGATCGCATTGTCCACCCCTGCAAATTTGGTTTGGAGCAGTGCTAAAAGTTTTTCTTTCATATTATTTTAATTAATCTCTGTTGCAAAGATTTCGACGGGCATTTTAATAACAATGGGCAGGACGGAAATTTATACTTTTTTTGTACGGTAATTCAAAGCCTCTTTTATGCATTCAGATATCCAGCCGACCAAATAACAGAATGGCTCTTGGTTACTGCAATCAATGCGTCCACCGATATAATCGAATATCTCCATAGCCGCATGTGTAGATTCGTGGCAAACGTACTGGATATTTTGAGCGTTCGCCTTTGTGGCGAACCTGATAAGAACTCCACCCCTTTTATTTGTGATGTCGTATGTACTCTGCGTATCCGCCGCAGATGTGTCGTCCATATCTGTTATATTTTCAAACCTATCGCTTATTGCAGATGCGCTTTTTTCACCTATCACCACCCAAATTAACCGAGGATAAATTTGCGGATCAAATTGATGTATAATAGCCTTCATTGTCCTAAAAGTTTTATTCAGCCGAGGTGTTGATGCTTGAATTCTCGTCTTTTTTGGTCGAAAGGTTTGTTTTTGCATCCTGGTAAATGCTTGTGGCAGAGGCTTCTTTCATTTGCCTAATTCTTTCGATTTCCTCTTGGTAATTATCTGCAACACCCATTAATTTTACAGATTCCTCAAGTGAAAGCACTCCATCTGCATAGGCTTTCCCTATGGATTGCCACCTTGCAGTAATGTCTTCGTTGAAGGGCTCCGAAAATTCATGCTCGATCTTGAGGGTGGCGAGTTTGTCTCTCATATGGATATGAGTTACATTCATCATAATCGCCAAAATGAGATTCTTTTCCCGGTCGACGAGTTCGTCATATATCTCTTTTCGATTATCACGCTTGATATATCCGAGAACCATTGCGCGCTTAATGGCTTCACCGGACAAAGTCCCCAATCCGACCATTTTCTCTGGAGTGAACTCCGGAGTGAAAGTATCGAAAAGTATAGATTCTTTTAAATCCGACTTTTCCTGTTGCCTCGTTTCAGACGACATAGGTGGATTAAGGTATTCAAACCGATCATCTTTGCTTGACAGCTTGATCCCCTTTCCGGGGGAATCAGCTTTGGGAAGACTTTTGATAACCTCTGCGGTGGCAATGAACATTGGATCCGCAAAGTAATTGTTGGTGTCTGCGGTTTTTGAGTCAATACTTTCTTCCCGATCAATTCGGGGCTGCAATCCATCCCATGCCGTATTTTGCTTGTAATAAATGATGTTAATTTTACCAGTTGGATTAAGCACTGGGGTCACATCCCAACCTATTTTGGCTTTTCTGCCCCGGAATATAAAAGTGGGTGTATGAATGTCGAAATGCTCTACTGTTCCGGCGCCCTCCTTCAAATAATACCCACATCCAAATGCGAGGAGGTTACCATATTGGTCGAACATGGGGCGCAAGGTATATCCGTTAGACTTCGACAGCACAACTATTTTCACCCAAGGAAGCCCCGTTGCCTCGTCCCTGTAAATGTGATACAGCTTTGCACTTTGGGTTTCGGCTCCGGCCAGCCGTTTAGCCTGTCGCATCTTACTGTCGAATCGTATTTCTCGAAGGAATTGTTTGTAAGCCGAAAATGCATCGGCATCACCGGATTCGTCGGATACCTTCCATTTTATCGGATTTCCAAGCAGGAAGAACAATTCCACCTCATTTATATAGCGTTGACGAGTGCGGGGCAATTTCTCCGTGCGGTAATCTTCCTGTCCCTTCCTCGTTTTGTCTCGACGCCCCATTACGGCGTGGGATTTTGGATTGTATTCGCACAGGGCCTTGGACACTTCGACATCATGATCTTCCATCAAAGACATAGCCCGGCTGATGTCTTTTGCCTTGATAAGCTCCATTAAATCCCGCTCAACACCTAATGCATTGAGCGTTTTATTTTGGAAAAATGTAAAAAGGCGATCTAAAAAGTTCATTGTTTACCAAATATTAATATCACTTAAATCATCGTCTTGTATCGGTGTGCTGCGCTTTTCAAAGCATCCGGTCAGCGCATCGGGGGCATCGTCATGCGCATTGCCCCCTTCTTTCATGTATCCCATAATGGCCTGATAGAATTCCGGCCACCTTTTGTCCCAATTTGTCGGGAAAAATGTCATGTTGTTGACGTCTGCCGACTTGGTAAATATGCGCACCTGCTTATTATCGGTCTGGCAAAAGCAACTAACCGTTGTGTGGGTAATGTTCATCTGGCGAAGGATGCGTTCTACATTGCGCGCAAAGCCCCGCCCTCCGTTATTGCTTTCAATATTAGCCCATTCCGTCCTGTTCCTTGCAAGCATTTCGGCCGTCTTGGGTTCGGTATACTCCATGGGCTTTTTTGTGTAGAGCACATCGGTCACATAATTTCCCTCGGGTAATTCGTCGTAACATATCGAACATAGATAGTCGCTTCCCGTATCTGCTGTATCGGTGTAATTCTTATGCGTGCAATCTTTGGAGTAGGGGATAACGTCGTATGTTCGGAATTCACGATACATTAATCCCTCAAGAGGCTTGGGATTCTGCATGTACTGGGTCTCAAATATGAAGGGATCCGCTTCTTGGTATCGCTTTAATTTATCAAGCGCGAATCGATCCTCCCAAAGTGCACGTTCGGTAGGTAGCCCTGCATCTAAGATTGCGGGGAATTTGACAACATCCCATTCTCCACCTTCCTCTATCGTGCCTTCAAGCTGCAATAAGTATCCGCAAAAATCATCTGGAGCGAGCCTTTGAGCTGTTACAATGACCGGGGTACGAACGTCATTAAGACGGTTCTTGAATGTAGAAGTCCACAGTTCGCCAATACGCTCTTTGGTAGTACTGGAGTAGCTATCCTGAGCCTTCATCGGGTCGTCAATACTCATTGCACCGCTGAATTCTTGTGCTCCCAGTTTACCGCATCCAAACCCTGTTATTTGACCCATAAAGGGAGCCGCATACATTACACCCCCGCTTGAGGTGGATATACTTCCTTTGGCATTGTTGGACAGTTCGACATTTGGGAAGAATGCGCGGTAATTGGGATCCTCCATGATCCTCCGTATGTTCGTAACATTCCGGGTAGTGAGTTGATCGCTACTCGAAAGATGCATGAACTCGGAACGCGGATTGATGGCAAATCCTATCGCAGAGAAAGACACGACGGCTAACTCTGTTTTAGAATGTCGCGGAGGAATGTTAAACATGAGCCTATTAGTCGGGTGTTCTCCACGGAGTACTTGGTCGAGTTTATGGCATATTATTCGATGATGGGGCGCAATCCGAAAAGGTTGTTTGTTCACAGCCTCGAACATTACAGCCGTAAATGCCAAACACCCTTCCTTCAACAAGAAGTTACCTACACTGGAATAATCAGTCATCGCTCCTGCTCATTTGTATTAATTGAAAGAAACGATCTGTATTGAATGTCGGCTGCGGAAGGTCATTACCTTTAGTGTCAGTGTTGGCAGTTTTCTCCGGGGCATTGTATCCGAGCATGCGGTTGATGGTTTCTATCGCCTTGCTTTTGTCCATCAATTCCACGACGGGGCTACCTGAACGGTCAATCTTTATGGACTGGATTAAACGCCGTTTTTCAGGCGGAAGAGATTTTAGGTCTTGGAAAGAAATTGAGGGAACCTGCCGTACGCCATATTCGGTTTTCATATCAACCATGTCGGCATCGACAAAGTCGAGTACGTCGGCATTAATGATGGATACATTAAGCCGGATTAGCTCCTCTTTGGTGATAAGTTCTTTTTCGGCTAATTGGGCTTGAAGTTGTTTTACCCTCCCCGTAACCTCCCCGTTTTGAAGTAGCTCGCTCGATCTTTTCCATACCGTTTCATCGCTCATTTTCGAACACTCATACGCAAAGCGATACGCCTCGGATGCGTTGCCGCACTCGAGGTACTTGTTGCAGAACTTCTCCTGCTTTATCGTCAGCTTCCCTTCTGCCATGAAAAACAATCTCTCAGGGCAAAGGTGGGAGCAGGCATTTTAATAACAAGAGGTAGATTGAAGAAAATGCAAAAAAAATGGATTGTCCCCAAAAAAAAGAACAATCCACTGTTTCGACAGATTTAGATACTTAGGTTAATCTTAAATATTGTTTAATAACAAAATTTTCATCTATAGGATATTGACGATTATATTGCCCTCGTAAATGAATTGTACCATTCAAAGCCTCATTTTGTATCGAATCATATTTTTCACTATCGACAACGGTACATAGTTTTTCAATTTTAGTAGGTTTGTCTTTTGCCAAATATTCTACAAGATTAATAGGGAAAAGCGGTATTAAAAAGTGTTCGTTGGGGCATAAATGTATATTGCCGCTTACGTCACTACTACGAAGGTTTGACTGTATATCTTGATAATTCGAAAATAAATCATCGAAATCGGAACTTATCCTCCACTGTATACTGTATGCAGTTCGCAGTCCGGCATTGATTATCTTTATCGAATAAAGGTTTTCATGGCAAAAAATGCTGTAAACCAATCGAGGCCTTTCATCGTATTCGCGTCTTTTATCTTCTTTACGCCACCGTTTTCCATTGTAATATATAGTAACAAATGTAGCTATTGCCATTAATGCTGTGGCTATGGCACTTATTGCTGTCCATATATTACTAACATAATTATCCATAAATGACTATGTTATCCTATTTTATTCGACTTTTCAACATTGCATTTTTGGCAAAGCAACTGCATGTTCTCTAATGTGGTCGCCCCGCCTTTTGAAAAAGGTATGATGTGATCGAGTTGTAAGTTTTGTGTGGATCCGCAGTATACGCATCGGCCACCATCACGCTTATATACTGCATCTACTATTTCCCTGGGAATTGGCGGCCGCTTTGGCTCATCACCGAATAGTTCTCCGCTGTCGATCAATTCTTGCCGTACGATTTTTTCAAGTTGACGTATGCGATATTTTTCTTTAATACGCGCGGCGATCTCGGCTTTTTCACGCTCTTCTTGTTCTTGTTGAAACAATATCCTCTGTCGTTCCTGCTCTTCTGCAGACAGGGAAGCTCGATGATAATCACCTGCCGCAAGGTATTTTTCTAACGATGTAATATTATCAAAATATACTTTTCGAGGATTGATACCCTGTTGTTGACCAACGATGCCAGCACTCTCTAATTGCATCATAATGCGCCCAGCCCGATTAAATCCAACTTCAAATTTTCGCTGAATTTCTGTTGTGGATATGCCTCCATTATTGACTGCATATCTTGCTACTTCCTCGAATAGCAAATCATATTTTATGGGAGCTGGTTCTTCGAAGTAGTAATCCATCATGTATAAAATTTGTTTGTGCTATTGAAATAATCCGAAGTTTTTATGTTTTGGTCTGCGGGCGCCCCGGTCATTTTTAAAGGAGACCGTAATCTCCTTTAAATGTGTAGCTCGATTATATGGAGCTTATTTTGGGTGGTTCTATTTTATCATATTGCTTCCGCTCTAATGAAGCATAAGGCTAATTAGAATACCGCTATGCCTCTTTTTTTTGGGCGACATCGCCCTTGCTTTTCGCTCTCTCTTCTCGGTACAGGTCAATTAAAGCCCCGTTTTGCCGAATCAACTCCTCGTTTTGGCGGAGTAGTGAATCTAAGAATCTCTCCATAGTTTTTGGGTTATTTAGTTCAGTTTTCGGTGGCGTGACGTCTTCGCCTCCTTGGCTGACAGGTTGGTCTTCCATATTGGATATGCCAAAATATTGGAGTATATATCTGGCATTTGCTCTACTCGGCTTGCCTTCTCCTTTCTTCCATTTGCCGATAATTGTTTGTGACAATCCAGTCGCTTTGGCGATCTTATACGGAGTGTCTTGTGTGCTTCGTAGTAATTCTACGGCCTTATCTATCAGTTTATCAGCCATGAAGAGTTTGTACTTATAATATTCTGTAATTATATAATATTATTTGATTGAAAAATACTTCATTATTTTGGTATATACTCAAATAGTTTAGTATATTTGCAATGTGAAACCCACAAAGCTGATACAAATATACGATTTAAGATGAAAAACGCAAGCGTGGGGACTGAATATTTGACGATTGTACCTTTTTGAAGGTAATAAAAACGGACAACGCGATGAAAGCAACTTACGACAAATCGAAGATCATGAAGAACGCCTGGTATCTTAAAAAGGTACAGCCGGGCAAGAGTTTCGGGGAGTGCCTGCGCAAGGCTTGGCGCAACGAGAAGTTGGCGATGCTGACCGCGAAGATCGAGAACCGCCCGACGGAGCAGCCGAAGGCCACGGAGTACCGCCCCGAGCTGCTGAAAGTGCCGACAGGTTTCTATGGTGTCCGAGGAATGTACTATGGTGACTAAAGCACGATGCAATATGAACGAAGTAATTCAATCGACTGACCGCTTGACGGCACTACTCGAGGAGCAGGCCGCCTGCATTGAGCGGATCATGGCAATACTGGACAAATAATATGAATATGAATACTGCAAATCAGCGCGCTATAAAGTTGCCGTTCCAAGAATATGTTTCTACACTTGGGAAGACTCGCAAAAGTAAGTTGTGGGCAGAAATTCGGCTTGTGACAGGAAAGGACAAGACAACAATATGGCGCTGGGCGCACGGACGCACCCGTCCTGACAAGTCAGACAGGGATAACATAGCATTCTGTGTATATAAATTCTCTGAAAATAGGTTCCCCGGCGACGCATTATTCCCAGAAGATTATCCATACAAAGGTACCCATGCAAAGGTTAAATAACGTAGAGTTTTTTAACTCACCCGAAGGAGAGGTGCAGATCCGCGATGAAAAGGGAGTGCGCACCTACATGGAAGAAGATAAAGAGCTTACGGATGCTTTGTTCTCGGTTATTGAACTGGATTACCCCAAGGCATTCAAGGCGTTGTCGGAGATTTACAACAAGAGCAAAGCGAACGCCCCTTACTTCAAATACAGGTGTGCCCACCGATTCATCCGCTGCAACTTCGGGATGTATGATAAAATACCCGATATGGACGAGTTCGGCCGGTTCAACTTCGAGAATGTTGCTTGTCCGCTGGTGGGGGAGTGCAAATACTATAAAGTAATCTGTAACCCAGAGTTTAATACTAACCTGACAATGCGGGAGAAAGAGATTGTCCGCCTCTATAAAGAGGGATATAAGACTGAACGGATTGCCGAAATACTGTCACTCTCCCAGTTGACGGTCGAAACACACAAACGAAACGCTATGCGTCGCACAGGGTCGACAACGCTTGCCGAACTCGTGATATGGGCTAACAACCACGGACTTTAAACACAAAACATACCCACCATGAAAACACTTTATCTCTGGGTTTCAGACAAAGGCTGGACACCCTTTCAGTACAATGAACTTTCTGAATTAGCCGCCGAATTTGAGGCGCGCAATATCAAACTGGGCAACGGGTGCGAACTGGGCGACGGGTGCGAACTGGGCAACGGGTGCGAACTGGGCGACGGGTGCGAACTGGGCGACGTGTGCGAACTGGGCGACAGGTGCAAACTGGGCTACGGGTGCAAACTGGGCGACGGGTGCAAACTGGGCGACGGGTGCAAACTGGGCGACGGGTGCAAACTGGG